CAAGAATTAAAAAGAAGAAAGATGGGTATGGTTATAAATATACCGAATTATCACAAATAAATGAATATTGTGAAAGTAATAATATAGACTATTATCAAGAAATAGAAACTTGTGATATAAATGGCGAAGATTATATGATAACTTATATTAGTGAAGATGGAAAAGAATACAAAAAACATAAAGGTTGTAAAATAGTTGAAGCAGTATTAAGTGGTATTAAGAACCCTGTACAAGAATATGGAAGTAGTTTAACATATTGTAGAAGATATAGTTTATTAATGGCTTTAGGTTTGGCAACAGAAGACGATGACGGAGTAAGTTTAAATGGTGCTTCTAAAAACGAAAAAGCTAGTGAAAAGCAAATTGAAACTTTAAAAAAGATATTTAAAACTGAGGAAATGATAAAGAAATTCTTAGACAAATATAAATTAGACAAAATAGAAGATGTAAGTAAATCTTTAGCAAGTGAAGTTATTAAGAAAAATTTATCAAAGGAGAATAAATAATGGGTAAACCAACAAATGCAAATGTATTAGTAGATAGACAATCTTATATTGGAGGTTCAGAAATTGGTTCTATAATGGGAATTAGTCCATTTAAAACAAGATGGCAACTACTTCAAGAAAAAGCTGGAATAAAAGAACCTGATGTAGTGAATAATAAATATGTTGATTATGGTTCTGAAATGGAAAAGTATATAAGAGATTATGTAAATTTCTTAGACGAATATAGAGAAGATAATTTTGAAGAAGACACATTAATAGTTGAAGGACCAGTAATTGCTTCTCGTTGTAATGTTGATGGTAGAAATACTGACACTATATTAGAAATTAAGACAACAAGTAGAATATATGACAATGTTGATGATTATAAATTATATTTAGTGCAATTATTATATTATATGTACAATTATAATTATAAAAAAGGAATATTATGTGTTTATAGTCGTCCTGAAGATTTTAATACAGATTTTGACCCAGAACAACTGATGATGTATAATATTAATATAGACAACTATAGCGAGCTCATAAATGATATAAAGGAAGCTGTTAATCAATTTAGAATTGACTTAGCTAAATTAAAAGAAAATTCAGAATTACAAGAAAAAGATTTTATACCCGTAGAGATAGTAAACTATGCTAATGAAATACAAATAATAGAAGATAAATTAAAAACATATAAACAATTAGAAAAAGAACAAGAAGAATTAAAAACAAAATTATATGAAAGTATGCTTGAAGCAGGAATTAAGACGTGGAATACACCGAACAATATTAAAATTACTTTGGTAGAAGAAACCCCAAGTACAACAATAATAGAAAGAAAATTTGATGAAGAAACTTTTAAAAAAGAGAATGAAGAGGAATATAATAAATATATAAAAGAGTTTGAGAAAAAGAAAAATGGAAGAAAAGGATTTATAAAGATTACAGTAGGAAAGGAAGATAAATAATTATGAATATTACAGTTTTATTAGGAACAATTACAAAAGATATAGAATTAAAAGAAACAAATAGTGGAGTTAAATATACTAGATTTAGTATAGCAGTAAGAAGAAATTATAAAAATGAAGAAGGAGAATATGATACAGATTTCTTTAACATAGTAGCTTGGAGAAAGACAGCAGAATTTATAAGTGAATATTTTGGTAAAGGAAAAAGAATAGCAATTTCTGGTAAATTACAAAATAGTAAATATACAGATAAAGAAGGTAATGAAAGAACAAGTACTGAAATCATAGCAAATGATGTCCAAATTATTGAGAAAAGAGGTTCAGAGGGTAATTCTACTCAAGAAGAAAAAACAAACGACAGTGAGCCTAAAAATACTGAATTAGATGATAATATATTCAGAGAGTTCGGAGATAGTATTGAAATCAGTGATGATGAGATTAATTTTTAATGATATTATGAATGAAGTTTGGAAAGATATAACAAATTATAATGGATATCAAGTTAGTAATTTAGGTAGGGTTAGAACATATAATAAGACAACTTATACTAAAAAGCACGGTGTTAGGCATTGGAAAAATAGAATATTAAAAGAAAGAATAGATAAGAAAAATAGAATGTTATCAGTTAATTTATATAAAAATGGTAAAGGAAAAAGTTTTTTAATACATAGATTAGTTGCACAAGAATTTTTAGGTTTTCCTGAAAATAAATCTATGACAGTTAATCATAAAGATGGTGATAGGTTAAATAACAAATTAGAAAATTTGGAATGGTTATCATTAAAAGATAATATAAAACACGGATTTGAAAATGGATTATATTGTAATCAAATAGCAATTAAAGTAGAAAATAAAAAAAATGGTCAAATATATATTTATAGAAGTATGAGTGAAGCAAGTAAAAATATACAACAAAATCACGGATATATAAGTAGAAAAATTAAAAATGGTATATATGAAAATAAAAAATTCAAATGGAAACCAATTAATTAAATATAGGAATATTAACAAATGAATGTACGAAAAAGAAGAGATGAATTAAGAAAAAATGCTATTGGATTGCAGAAAGCTTGTATAATGGTAGGGGAAAATAATTTTGATAAATCAAAACAAATAAGAGAAAAACAAGATGAAGTATATAAACAATGGAAATTCTATGATGAATTTATAAAAGCAAAGGAGAAAATAAAATGAAAAAATATAAAATAATAAACATAAGTGTAGCATTAATATTATTGTGTACAATAATAATGTTTGTATTATTAACAAATGCTGTTGATGAATTACAAGAAAAAGTAAAATATATGGATAGTAAAAGAATAGAATACGAAAACAAAGTTGATGATTTAGAAAAAGATTATAAATTATATGAAATTAGTTTAAGTAATTTAAAGAAAAATGCAAAAGCACAATTTTGTGGAGGTAAATAATGAAAGAGAATATAAAACAATATCACGAAACATATTTTATGATAACTATTCAAACAATACTTGTAATATTAAAATTATTAAATGTAATTAAATGGAATTGGGTATATGTATTTATACCATTGTATATATATATAGCAATAATAATGTTTTTAATAACATTGGTATTTATTATAGTAAAAGATGTTCCTTATGATAGGAATGGTGAAATAAAATGAAATTAAAAGATATAGAAGTATTTATATTAATAACACTAGGTATGATATTAATATGTACATTTATAGAATATGTGAGGTAAAAGTATGAGTATAAGAGGGTATGATTATAAAAAAGGATTATGGGAAACAAAAGACCATAAAATTATTAAAATAAAAGATATGGAAACTTCTCATATAGAAAATACAATTAAATTTTTACAAAAAAGACCTGATTTTTATGATGAAGAATATTCTTGTTGGAGTGCAGATAGTGATGGTATGTATTATGATTATGAAGATAATTCATATTTAGTAGATAAAAAAATAGATGAATTAGAATTAGAATTAAGATTTAGAAAGTTAGAGGAGAAATAAGTAATATGGCAGAAGATATGGAAATGTTTTTAGAAGAAGTAATTAAGAAAACCAACCCTCAAGAATATATTAAAATATTAGAGCAAGATAGAGAAGATTTTGCAGAAGAAATAGAACGACTTAATAATATAATAGATGAATTAGAGGATTTAATAACTATAAAAATATCAAGAGCAAGTAATGAAGAAGATTATGATATTGAAATAGATGATATGATAGAGTTAAAAGATAAATTAAATGAATTAAAAGGAGATAATAAGTAATATGAAAGATATAGAATATGATAAAAATAAATTGTTAAAAATATTAATAAAAGAATTAGAAAAATCTATTGGGAATTATGATTATTATTCAGAAGAAGGACAAATACTAGATAAAATAGAGCAACTTTTAAATATTATAAAAGTTATGAATGGTGATATACCTTTTGAAGAATGGTATTTAAAAGACTTATTAGATAAGGAGCAAGAATAATATGTTAAAAATATTAGAATTATTGGAGAAAATAGAATGATACATACTAGAAAAGATAAAATAAAATATCAATGTTTAAATAATAGTACATTAATAGACATAATACTAGATAAAGAAGATAAAATTAAGTCATTAGAAACCATTTTAAGACACATAGAACAATATTTTGATGATTTAGATGATATTGACTATAAAACTATAAAATATGAAGTGGAGAAGATATTAAAAAAAGATAAATAGGAGGAATTGTCGTGAGCTATGAAGTAACAAGACCAAGAGAAAGCACTACTATATTCAGGGAAAATAGGTTAGAGGATAAAATACAGGAGTTAGAAAAGCAACTGTTTGATAATAGAATTGAAAAAAAAGAAATATTAAGAAAATACGATGAACTTAAAAAGAGATATAACTCTTTAAGCAGTAAATACAATTCATTATTATGTGAGGTTGCAAATGAAAAAGGAGCAAAATATGGAACAAAAAAGATACTGTAAATATTGTAAAAAATTATTAACACCTAAAATCTATGAAAGTGGCAGAAAAGAAAGTATTAACCATTTAAGTAAAAGAACATATTGTAATAGGGAATGTATGCAAAATGACTATAAAGGAAAAGCGTTTGGGAATGTATCACTTTGGTCAAAAGATGAAGAAGAAATGTTGAAAAAAGAATATGAAAATAAAACAGATATTAAAATAATTGCCAAAAAAATGGGTAAAACACCTGCATCTATTAAAGCAAAAGCACACGATATGAATATTACTGACAAAAGCAAATATTATACTCAAGAACAAATAAATTTTATAATAAAAAATAAAGATTTATTAACATATAAAGATTTAAGTAAATTTTTAGGTAAATCAGAAGCAAATATTTGTAGGAAAATGAAAGAGTTAGGTATAACAAAAAAGAAAATAAAAAGTAAATATTGGGAAAATATAACTCCTAAGCAAAAAGAAGCAAGAAAATTAAAACAGAGAGAAACTAAAATTAAAAATGGAACTCTTAATCCAATGAGATTTCAAAAAAACCCATATAGTAGAGCAAAAAGTGGTAAAAGAGAAGATTTGAATAATACATATTTCAGAAGTGCTTGGGAAGCAAATATAGCAAGATATTATAATTATATTGGTATAAAATGGGAATATGAACCAAAAACATTTATATTTGAAAATATAAAAAGAGGCAGTGTTAGTTATACTCCAGACTTTTATTTACCAGAAGAAGATAAATGGATAGAAATAAAGGGTTATATGGATAGTAAAAGTAAAACAAAATTAAAGAGATTTGCTAGACAATACCCTGAAGAATATAAAAAATTAGAGTTAATACAACAAAAAGAGTATAATGAAATAAAAAGAAAAATGTCAGGCTTTATTAAAAATTGGGAGTAAAAATTATGAAATATATAATAATGTGTGCTGGTAAAGGAACTAGATGGAATAATTATTTAGGTGTTCCAAAACATTTAGTAGAAATTAATGGTGAAACATTAATAGGAAGAACTACTAGATTATTAAAAGAAAATAATGTTAATAATTACATAATTACAACAAATGATGTTAGATATAATATTTATGGAATGATTAAGCCCCAGACCCATAATGATTGTGAAATAGATAGATTTGAAGAAACAAAAGACAAAGAAGTATGTTATTTATACGGAGATGTATATTATTCTGAAGAAGCAATAAAAAGTATAGTAAATACAAAAACAGATGATATTTTATTCTTTGGAAGTGATTGGGAAATCTTCGCTATTAAAGTAGCAAATAAAGAACTATTTATGAAGCATAAAAATAGAGTAAAAGAATTATTTTTAAAAGGTGAAATAAATCGTTGCATAGGTTGGGAAATATATAGAAGTTTACATAATATTCCATTTGAGGAACATATCATAAGTGATAGATATTTTAAAATATTAGATGGAACAGATGATATAGATTATCCAAAAGATTATGAAGAATTTAAAAAATGTAAAGAAAACAGCAATATTTCAATATTAGTATGTTCTTGTGATAAAAATGAAGATATATTTGAACCATTTTATAAATGTATGGAAAAATATTATAAAAATCACCCTGAAATAATATATGCTACCGAAACAGTAAAAAATCCATATTATAAAACTATATCTAAAAACTATCCATTAAATCAATGGACTAAAAGAATAAGAGAAACTTTACAAGAAATAGATAGTGAGCAAATACTTTTAATGATAGATGATTGTTTTATACATAAAAAAGTTGATGAAGCAAGAATTAATTATATTAGAAATAATTTAACTGGGAATATAGCATTATTTAATTTTGAAAAATCATTTGATAATAATGATATGGAAACACTTATAAGAGGCTTTAAATTAAGAAGAAAAGGAAGTCCTTATGAAATCAGTTTAATGTGTGGTTTATGGAATAAAGATAAATTAATTAAAGTGTTAGAAAATGATAGCGACCCGTGGACTGTCGAAATAAATCAAGATACAAAAGGTTTTGATTATTATATAAATTCAGAAGATTACATAATAGATTGGGGATATGAAACATATAAACCTTGTGGATTATTTAAAGGAAAATGGACTAGAAACATTGTAGAGTTTTTTGAAAAGGAAGGAATTAAAATAGATTATGAACAAAGAGGATTTATTGACTAATGAAATACTTTTAACAGTTATAATCACATATTATAAAACATTAGATTAT